TGAGAAATAAGAACAAGCAGAGTTGGCTTAACTTTATTGTTTGCATAGTTAAGCATTTTCCATGCGTTACTAAAGTCACGGGATTCTGCTCCAATCTGTTTTGTATTTTCTAGTGCTTTCATTTCATCCGTATCTTTTTCAAAATAGATTGCTGGAAGCATTGATGTAATAGAGTCTACCACAATTAGATCAACTCCAGCATTCATAAGCCCTACGCCAACGTCAACCATGTCACTGATTGTTCTTGCCTGTGAATAAATTAACTTTTCTGGGTCTACCCCAAGTTGTCTAGCCCAATCTTCAGAGTATGACATTTCTGAATCAATCCAAGCACACAACTTTCCCTCTGCTTGTGCTAGAGCAATCATTTGAAGGCACATAGAGGACTTTGCAGACGACTTTGAGCCCCAGATGAGTACTTGTCTACCATATGGAAGGCCACCCCCCAGAGCACGGTTTAAACCAAAACTAGGTGTTGGCTGATACTCATAGTCAATACCTACACCGCTTCCAAGTTTTTTCCTTAACTTAGGATCGAGTTGTGCTAATGCTTCTTCTATACTAACCGACATTTATATCCTCCAATATTGTTGTTCCATCTTTTGTTTTACCAAAAGAAAATTTATATGCCTTTCCTTCTTCTAGCGTCATATATGCTTTTGCAAAACTTGTAGGGAATACTGTAACAGAGTGCAAGTCTCTACTTGTATCTGCTAATGTTAAAGATGCCATTTTCTTTCCAGCCTTAGTAACCCTTGGCTTAAATGAAACAACAAGCATCTCATCATCTTTATATGGCAACTGCTTGTATCCTAAAAATTTAATTAATCCAGTTGTAGACCCTTTTATGGAGTCGACAGGCACAGCAGAAAGAATCCTATTATCATTAGCAAGAATGATATACGATAAGCCTGCTTCAATAGTTGTTTGTTCGTCATCAAAAATCCCTACGCTTCCTGTTTTATCTAGTACTTCGACTCTGGACCATCCAGTGCCTCTCTTAATTGACTTAACCATTCCCATTAAAATATAAGATCCCTTTTCTTCAAACTCTTCTATGTCTTGGATAAAGGCATGATAGTGTGCTGGAATAGAAATATTAAACTCTGGTAGATTTAAATAGTCGTATAGGTTTTCTTTAATCTCTTGTTCATCTCTCGGATTATCTCTGAATGTTGCTGCACCAATAATTCGTAGTGCTTGAAGAGCACGAGAGTTAACTCCATTTCCCTTAGTAAACGTAAACTCCTCAAGTTGAGCATACGAATCGAAAGGTCGTGCTGCAATGTACTTCTCAGCAATTTTATCGGAAATATATTTAATACCAGATAGACCAAAGCGAATACCCTTACCCTCAATCTTAAAGTCAATATCTGAATCATTGATATGAGGAAGTTTAACGCTAATGCCCATTCTTTTTGCTTCAATAAGATATTCAGTTCTTGCATCTTTGTCCTTTTCATTTTTTAGTAGTGAATACATAAACTCTAATGGATAGTGATATTTAAGCCATGCAGTCCAATAAGATAATGTAGAGTATGCTACTGCGTGGGACTTGTTAAATGAGTACCCTGCGTGAGCCTCAAAGTCGTGCCAAAGATCCCTTGCAGTATTTGGAGAAAGAAACCTAGAGGCTCCCTCTACGAACTTCTCTTTAAACTGATCAAACTCTTTAGCATCTTTTTTCTTTCCAATGATCTTTCTAACCTTGTCTGCTTCCGACATGGACATACCGCCAAGCGATACGCATGCTTGCATAACTTGTTCCTGGTAAAGAATACAGCCATATGTCTCCTCCGTAAATTCTTTTAATACTTGATGAGTATATCCAATATTTTGACGACCATGCTTGCGCTCAATATAGTCCTTGCCAATTGTATTCATTGCTCCAGGGCGTACTAGTGCATTTGATGCTGCTAGTTCTGAAAGGTTTTTTACACCCATCTTAACAAGCAGATTNGTATATGGTGCTGCTTCACACTGGAAGACTCCCTTGGTATACCCGTCAGATAACATTTGATAAACACGGATATCATCCATAGGGATGTCTAGTGGATCAATAAGTTTTCCGTCTCTCTCTTTAATAATCTCCAAAGCATCCTTAAGCACACTTAAAGTTTTAAGTCCAAGTGCGTCGATCTTGATAAGGCCAATCTTTTCAGCCTCTTCCATGTCAACCGCAACAACAGGAATGCGCTCATCGCTACCAGTAGAAGAGCGTGTCTCCATTGGTGCGTACCTAAAAATAGGATCTTTACTAGTGACAACACCAGCAGCGTGAATGCCAGTACCTCTAATACGACCACGAAGTTGTTCCCCATATATTTCTACCTCTGGATATTTCTCACGGAATTCCCGTGTTGTTTTTGATGTGCAGTACTCATCCCATGTATCAACAAGTTTAAGGACTTTATTGACATCAGTAAGTGGGATATTTAAAACTCTTGCAACATCTCGGACAACACCTTTATCTTTAAATGAAAGGAATGTTGCAATTGATGCTACATGTCGGTATTGTCTAACTAAATAATCTTTTACTTCCTCACGACGTGAGTCTTGGATATCTGTGTCAATATCGGGAAAATCATTTCGTTCTGGATTAATAAAACGAAAGAAGAGTAGGTTATGTTTTATTGGGTCAATGTCTGTAATCCTAAGGACATAACATAGCAATGATCCTGCTGCTGATCCACGACCTGGACCAACCATGATACCTTCTTTCTTTGCCCATGTAATCATGTTTCGTACAACCAAAAAGTATGGACCGAACTTCTTATCCTTGATTACTTTTAGTTCTTCATCTAGTCTATCTAGGTATACCTTATCACCTTCATGACCTCTTTCTTTTAATCCTTCTAGGGCTAACTCTTTAAGTTCTTTGTCTGGGTGCTTATATTGAACAGGAAGAAGGTCTAGTCCTTCTTGAATTCCATAATCACNAANCTTTTCTGCAATCTTTAATGTATTTGCATAGATGTCTGGTCGATCAATACCTTGGGCTTNCATAGCAGACTTCATCTCTTCATAAGACAAAAGATGGATATCAAACTTATTAAATGTAATTTGACGGTCTTCTCCATACAGGTAGTCAAGTCGTTCCATCATGTTTTCTTTTTTCTTTGACTTTTCGTATGTATGCTCTTTGTCAATCTTAACGTGTGTGTTAAGAAGCAGTTTAAATTCTTGAATCTCTTTTTGTTCTGCACAACTGTGATGGCAGTCTGGAGTTACAACGACCTCTACAGAAAACTCATCTGCTAACTGAATTAGTTGCTTGTTTATTTCTGCTGGGTTATGCGGCATAACCTCAATATAGTAGTCATCATTGAATACACGCTTAAACCATTCAATGTACTTCTTTGCAACTGCAAACTCATCATTCTCNAGTGCTTTAACCAGAACGCTACTTGGGCAAGCCGAAGTAACNATGATGCCCTCTGAATACTTTTCCAATACTTCAAAGTCAAATCTTGGCTTTTTAAAAAAGCCTTCTGTCCAAGATATTTCACTAATTTTATTTAAATTTTCTAAACCAATTTGGTTCTTGGCAAGAAGGACTATATGGTTGTAAATTAGATCTAGGTCTCCATCTCTCTCAGACTTATCCCTAGTATCAAATCTATCTTGACACATATAGCCTTCTACGCCAAGTATAGGCTTAATACCCTTTGCTTTTGCAATACGGTGCAGTTCCCTATGCCCAGATAAAGTACCGTGGTCAGTAATGGCAATTGCTGGCATCCCTAACTCAACTGCACGGTCAACGTATTCTTCTGGAGTAGCAATCCCGTCAAATAACGAGTAGTGAGTATGTACGTGTAAGCCTACGTAAGACATCTATTACCAGTCGATGTTTGTGCTGGTAACAGAAGGTGAATCAAATCCAAAGAAGAATGCTTCTTGCTCTGGATATGGAACCTCACGGACAACCTTTTCTAGGTTGAAGAATTCAAAACCAGTCCATGCAAATGGTTCTGCATCTGGCTTTGATGGTAGAAGTGTGTAATTGGTTTCAGTTCCCTGACCATTACGCTTTAACTTCCACTCAAGATTTGAAATGCTTCCTGTATCAAGAGCATATTCACGAATGTTATTAAATGCTGATTGCTTTGATATGCCCTGAGACCATACAGCAATGTATGGATCTTCTGTGCCATCATTAATCAACACGTTGCAGTAAAAGCGAAGACGTGCACGCCATCCTGACTTTGGTTCCTTCTTTGCCATTTCGCAACCGAAGCAACGACCCTCTGAATCCATTGTGCAAGCAGCCTTGCGCTTGTAGTCCTTTGGGTTTGTATGCTCTGCAACAACAACAGAAAGACCACGGTCTTCTGAAAAGTTTGCTGAGTCTTGGTCTAGTTCTTCTACAAATCTAATCTTTGCAGATTGTGCATCCGCTAGTTTAACCCAGCGAACTTTCTGTCCTGTTCCTTCATATTTTGGTTTTTCGAGCAGGGCGTTGATATCTTTTAATCCCTTAATTACGCTCATAGTGTTCTCCTTTGTGTCGTGTATATTAGTTTAGCATAGCCATGATAGATTTGTCAAACTGGAAGTCTAACTTCTTTATTTCCTCGTCTGTCATGTCGCCTATATCTTTATATTGTTTATCTAATTTAATAACAGAAACACGAGAACCAAGTTTTTCAAGTATCTTGCTTTTCATGTTTCCTCCTGCCTCATCGTTATCTGCAATAACAATAATGTTATTGAAATACTTTTGAAGCAATTCTATTTGTATGTTGGAGACATTTGCTCCAAGTGTTGCTACTGCTGGAAAGCCTATCTGATCAAGTCTAATAGCATCAAACGATGACTCTACCACGTATACACGATCTGCAGTCTTTACTCTGTTAAGGTTAAACAGCGTTTTTGATTTAGGAAGTCCAGGTGTATTTTTAAATTCTTTACCCTCAATAGATCTTCCAACAAATCCAACTGGTATTCCATCTGGACTATGAACTGGAACAGTAACCATGTCTTGTTTTTCTGAGTAACCCAATGAAAACTTTGCCCATGAGGTAGTTTCAAGTTTTCTATATTTAAAATAATCTTTTGCTCTGTCAGACGTTAGTAAATTATTGTAAAGTCTTTTAAGAATTAATTCATCGAATGGTACGAAGTCTGGCTTTTTATATAACTGCTTATTTACTTCTTGCTCTAAGTTTCCTTCTTGCTCTTTGTTTTTAATAAATCGAATAGACTCAAAGTAGGTTCTTCCAGAAACATGCATAACTAATTCTACTAAATCTGCAACCTTTTGACATGAGAAACAAAAAAATGTTCCATTGTTCTTGTCTACTTCTCCTGCTGGAGTTCTGTTATTTGCATGAAATGGACAGAAAATAATATAATCAGAATCTACTTCTGATTCAACGTCTAGACCTGCTCCTGTGATAACTCTTTGGATTTGGTCTTTGGTATAACTATTGCCTTGTTTACGTCTATTCCTGCTATCCATTCGCTTTTCCTTTTCCCTGCGTATACTCCGTGTATTGATAATTCAAAGTTAAAACATTTTTTATTCTCAATGTAGTCTATCGTAAAAACTGGCTCAATGTCAAATCTGGGCACATAGCCACACAGTCGCATCTCCGATACGACAAGTCTAATGTACTCCCCTTTAAGCCTACCAATAGCAGAGTCATCGTGGATTACGCCATCCAGACTAAACTTTTTAATTGGCTTGTGATGATAATTTGCCATACATTAATTATACCCATATGTTTACTTATCCTCAAAGTCTTTGTATCTATAGTATCCCTTGTCAAAATCGCATTGTACAAGGAAGTCCCCCATATACCCATTACGGTTTTTACGGAAAGCACATTCAATAATATCACTATTTGTTGCTCGGCCAAGTGCTAGAACCCAGTCTGCATCGTAGGCAATCTGCCTTGACCATGCAGTCTGACCTAGGGTTGGTACGGAACTAAGATCATTAACATCATCTGGTGTTGCAGAGGAAATGGCGATAATCGGAACTTCTTCTCCAATAGCCATAAGTTTAAGTTCTCTTGATAGGTTTTTCATTCGTACCGTTTCATTATCTGCCTTTTGATTTGGGCTCATCAACTGCAAGTAGTCAACAATCACAAAGTCTGGCTTGTACTGATCAATCTTTCCACGAAGAACAGAAGGAGTGATTTCTCCACCCTGATCATTTGAAATAATATGAAACTCTGGCTTACCAGCAAGATTCTTTGCATGCCAAGACTTTAGCATATCCATTTCAATCTCACCATTAGAAATTTTTCTATGAGACCAAAGTCCCTCACCCATAATTGTAAATACACGATTGCGAACTTCTGTCTCAGACATTTCTAAAGAAATGATCATTGGAGACTTTCCTTGTTTCCATGCTTGCACTGCAAAATAAAGAGCAAGCCAGGATTTACCAATTCCTGGATATGCTAAGAACACTCCAAGTTGTCCTGGCATAATTCCAGCAGGAAGATAATTGTCAAACCCTGGAAGTCCAGTCTTAATACCAGATATACCAAGTGCCTTTTGTTCTTTTACATTTTCAAAATATGCAATTGCTGACTCTAAGTCTGTAACATCAATGTCACGAATGGCAGAAGTATTTTTCTTTAACTCAGAAGTCTTTGTAATTAAATTATCTAATGCATCATTACCATTACCAGACTGTACATCTGAAGCAGCAGTTCGAATTATATCCTTTAGACTATCATTTAAATATTCAGTTTGAAGTTCTTCTAGGTGATGCTTTGTTGCTCCAATCCCCTGAATTGGTTGGAAGTCTCTAAACTTATCAACAACAAGATCTAGTGGTGGCGCTGCGCTGTTGTGCTCAAAGTAATTGCGAATAAATGTCCAAATATCATTATGTGTGCGAAGAAGATTATCAACATTGGCCTGCAAGAGAACATGGATTTGCTTATCAGTTAATACGGCTGTAATTAGTTTTGCTTCTGTATTATTCACTTAGCCACTCCTTAGCCATTCGTCTACGCTCTATTCTTTCTTTGTCATCTTTTTGTCTATCTAGTCTTGCTTGAAATATTTTTTCTGCATTGTACGCAAAGTAGTTCCAAGAAGGAGACTGAGAAACACTAAAGTAATACTCAAGTAAATCATAACACACTCCAATGCCATATGACTCTATAAGGGCATCAGATGCCCACTGCTCGACGTTTAGATTAAGTGATGGCTTTTGCTCATACCTTGTAGTATGGAACTTGCTGTAGCGTGATAGCAAAGCCATTCGGTCTTTGCGTTCAGCCATTACTCGTTAATTTCAGACTTTGCTTCGTTAATCTTTTCAGTTAACTTATCTTCTACAAACTTATACACACGCTCAAATGCTTCGTTTGTATTCTCGCCATCTCTTTTATTATCAATGATGCCAAGATCAAGTCTAAGCGACTGAAAATTGCCAAGGTTTAACGTGTATCCAAGTGTTACGGATACCTTTGTTGGTTCGTTTGTTACTACATAATTGCTGTCTGACATTTTATTTACCCCTCCCAAGGGTTAGTTAATAGATTCACTCCAGATAGGAATAAACCTACCATCTTCTGTTCTCGTATATGTAAGTATACCATCCCCCATACGACGTGTCAACTCTTGTCTNCTGGGTGTAATATCATTTGTAATTAAATTATCTTTTCTTGGTCTACCAATATGCATAGTAGCAAGGATATCACGAATCTCTTTTACTTGCGACTCAGAGTAATATGATCTTACTTGAAACCCTCTTGCCCCTCCTTTTTGAGAACCAGTTGGAAAAGGAATAACTCCTCGCTTCATTAAAGATGGCATATATTTTTTATGTCTATTGACAAGTTCTGCAGTCTGACCAACTGTATACGCTCTTTCTCTTTTACTTCTAAAATCACTAATTAAACAACTTTCAATCTGTCCCTTTGTAATATTGTAAACAGACATTATTCCATTTGATTTATTGTAATGATGTATCCTAACAAGTTCACCATTTAAGAACCATACCTTTTTGTTACCTGGAATTACAGGTGCGACATTATATGCTTCGCTCTCAAGATTTCCTTTTGTAGTAGCCATTTGCCCTCCTGAGACTGCTCTGGTGGGTTAAACATTTTTCTAAACCCACATAAAATACAATAAATTTCTAAAAAACTAGCAGAACTATATTGTCTGTCAACAAACATCCTACCCTTACATCTGCTGCATCTTAGCATTAATTTGGTAATCCGATAGCAATAAGATTTACCCCGAGGGTTACATTTCCTCCAGTTTTAAACTTAACGATACCGTCTACTCTAGAGGCAGTCACTGTTTTTAAAACTACTGATATATCTGATCCTGCTGCTGTGGCGCCAAGGTTGATTGGTGTTGCTGTTACAATTGGGGCATATTTAAATCCACTATACGTCAGGGAAAATGGTAACTCTCCTCCTGCACTTACTGGACTGTTATTTGCTACTTCAGCATATCCGCCAACCATACGCATCTCTGAAGCGCCCATATCTTTTTTGCCAAAACTAATGGTGTCTACTGTAACATATTTATTTGATGCAGAAGAAATACTTGTGGTCAAAGAGTTTACCGCATCTGCAATTTGATACAGGTAACTTACGTCAATTGGTTGGCCTCTATTTGGCAATGGAATGTTTGGCATGGTTATTCTATTATACCATTAAACTGCCTGTGGGCCAAGCGTATATGCTTTCAAATAAGAAATACTTCTGTCTATTTTTAGACCTTTAAGAAAAATCTCAACAGTTACGAAGGTTGGTGGAAGTGTTGTTTCCACATTATTAATAAAATAAGTACTTGGCTTAATCAAAGAAATGGATGTTCCTTGTACTCTTTGTTTATACGCCCAGTCTCCAGAATCACCCCTGTCCCATTTAACCCATATGTCGTATTCTGATTCTGTTCCAAGGCTATAGGTAATTCCACTAACAACCTTATTAATTTTAACTGGTTCCCAAGTTACGGAAGCAACGCCACCAAGGACTGAAATACTCTTATTACCAGCAACATATGTGTAATCGGTTGATAATGATATCTGAGAAGACCAGTGAGATGTTCTATTCTTATCTTCAGAAATTATTCTGTATCTAAAGTTGTATCCTTCGGTTGTTGGATTTATTGCTGGTAGATCTTCTTTTTTAATTCTTATAACTTTTATGTCTTTGTCTGCCATTATGACACATCCATTGCAAACCTAAACTCAATATAGTTACTTGTATTTCCATTTTTGACAATAGGTAGTCCTGAAATGTTTCTGATCACAGAGTATCCTGTTAGTCCGTACAACGCATTTTCTGATGTTGTGTTCTCTAGTCTTAATGCATCTAAAGCAACATAATAGTCGTCATCTACAGCATTTGCTGAAGAGGCCCCGCTTTTGATTTCTGCATAAACCTTTACTGTGTCTACAGCCTTCCATGGAAAACCGCTTGTTGTTTTTAATTCTTCTATTTTTTTATTTATTACAAAATATCTATTGTTATTAAAATTATTTAAACTACCAGCAGTATTGCTATGGTCTAGATTAATCTGCATTTTTGAAGTTTGTCCAGACACAGTAGAAGAAGAAAACTCAACAATAATTTTAACATTCATATAGTTTGGTACTGTCTGAACTGTTCCATCTTTTGAAACAACGCTAAATGCAAATCTTAACTCATCGTCTAGTGAGTTTTTAGACAAGTCTGCTGAGGTTGATGACAATTGAATAAAATTACCAGTGGCTGTCCATGTGCTTGAGCCACTTGAAATAACAGAAGAGTTTCCTCTTAGCATAATCATATTATTTAAAAATCTAGATCTTTCATGTCTTGACTCTCTAACATCATATGTAAAAACCTGATTGTCTGCGTTCGTTTGAAATATATCTCTTGCTGTACCTGAGAAAGAGTCTCTAATAATGTTTGGAAATGTTTCGCTATCTAGTCTTTCTGGTATGGCTACAACTGATGAAACTCCATTTATTTTCCAATTTTCATTAGTAGTAAATGCATATAGATTTTTACTATCTGTTGATCCCGCCAAGGAGTTTGACTTTGCAGAAAAAATTCCAACCTCTGTAATTTCATATCTTTCTTCAGTTGGAAGTTCTCCAGTTAAAACAATTTTTGACACACCATCATCATCAATNAAGCCACGAGAAGAAATTGGAATTCTAAACATTTCAAAATCTAAAGTTTTCTTGGCTGAATAGTCTGGAATTGCACCACTGACATATGGCTCTAGAGGCTTAGCGCCACAACCAACAGCAATATATGAAGCGTATGCTGGGGCTTGCCCAAGCAAGTACTTTCCAATAATGTCTTTGCCTTTATTAGTAATCATCTTATTTCTCCTATGTTATATTGTATCACGTAGAATATCTCCAGAAACCATAATGCTGACCTCTACTTCTTCGTCATCCTGCATATTTACAACCTCAATTATTAGATCTCCTGTGCTATTTTCAATATATACATTAGAACCATTTATGCCATTGCCAACATTTGGTATCTTGTCAGAGAACTTTATAAGAAAATTATCAAAGTAGGACTGAGCAGTTCCATACAAAGATAAAAGATTTTGGGAATTATATCTCTGTGCAAGAGATATCATATTTTTGATTGGCTGGTATATCAAGTTTTCACCAAAGACAGTATCGTTTCTTGAAATGCTTAGAACTTCTTCTCCACCAATGTCTTCAAAGACAAGTCGTGTCATCATGTATTCGCTTAGTTCTTCGTCCTTTAGATCAATTCTATATTGTGGTGTTGATGACTTAGAACTAGCAGTTGTGGCTGCCTGCGTCCCTGGAGTATTTGGTGTTGGGCTAGTCATTTGGAACCTCGCTTAGATAGAGTGTCATAGACGGACCTTGGCTGCTTCTGGCGTAATTGATATTATAAACTACATACTTTGTATCTGTGCTTGAAATAATATCCATACCCGAATCATCTTTATAATTAATATTTAGAATATCTCCTAATTGAATCATTGGATTAGAGAATATGTCAAGCCCAACAGACTTTGTTGGTTTCATTATCTTATTGATAATCCAGCCCATCATATTCTTTGCAGCATCCTGTGTTTGTACATACGGTAACTCTAATGAAAATTCTTTTTTACCATAAGTTGATCTGCTTAAATTTATTTTATTATATTTTTCTAATTCTGTATATGGAGAACTAACAAGGTTGTTATTTAAAAATTTAGGATTTGAAAAACTTGACTTTTCTGCAAAGTAGTCGTCAACAGTTAAGGAGTGTTGGGAATCTTGCGTGAAAGTTACTCCCTGGATTCTAAGATAGTTTCCAGTAGTTTCATCAAGACTGAGTGCTGAATCTGTTGCATTGAAGATTAAAAACTCCGCACCATATGGGTTTGCCTGAAATCCTGAGATTGCATAGCCCTTGATCTTATTAAATGTTGGAGATATTTTTGCATAAAGAGCAGGATAGGCTTTATCGTATTTTATATTAAAGTACTCGCACTCTCTCATGATTGTTCCAAACTCATCAAAATACATAGAGTAAGATGGTGGTTGGCTTGGACTTATACCTGCAAGGTACGTTGACTGAATAACTCCACTCATTGCGTATTTTCTAAATGCCTCATTTGCATTAATTTCTTGATTATCAAAAACTTGATTAAATGGGATATCAACCGCAAAAGTTGTATTCTGTGAATAGTTATCAGTAACAGCAAAAATATTTTCAAACATCAACTTAGAAGAACCACGAGTAAATAAGCACATATTGTTATAAACTGGTAACGGATTTGTATCTGTTACTGTTGCAACTATCTTATTATTAATGTACAAATAAAAGTTTCTTACTGAGCCTATGTCCATATACTCAACAGCAATATCATATACTGTTGGATTTTCTTCCCCATTAACTCTATACTGGCCTACTAGTGTGCCATCATCAACAATAACACTACTTAGCCCTCCCCAAAGTTTTATAGGTACCGCTTTATCGGAAGCCGAATCTTTTTGTATTTTGTAAAAGAATAGGTTGTGAGTATCGTCTCCATCTGTATATTTTGATATGTTGGTATCTGTAAGTGCTGCTATTTCAAAATAGTAACCAGCATTTGTACTTGGATTTACCATTACACCAAGTCCTCCAGATCCTCCTCCAATACTAATATTTTGAGATGGGTCTGTTCCAGGTATTACGTAGTATGTCATGCTACCAGATGGAGTTTGCCCACGAACTTCATTATTTTCAATTTTTCCAATAATTCTAAGCCTTGTTCCAAAATGCTTAAACTTATTTGTAAGTGGTTTATATACATAACTAATATTCTCAATTGGTGTTTGTGTGGTAGTAAAGTTTGGACCAGTCATTACAAGCGCTGATGACTGAACGGATCCAGAAGTAGTCGATATCTTTTTAGAATCATCATACTCAGAAATATAAGAGTTTGTTAAAAAGTTTCTGATAACTCCCGTCCTTGTCATCTGTTTTGCAAGTTCATTGTTTACACCTGCTGCCTCATTAACCGTAGTCTTAGTATTTTCATTTGAAGTAAACAAAAATTCTGAATACATATTGCATCCACGAACATTATCATTATTTGTCCAATAAGAATTCAGGCCAGCAGAATGACTAGTTACAGTTGTCCCAAATTGGCCACGGCCATGCTTTTTAACTTCTCCAGACTTTAGCCTGGTCACACCGTTAACAATCTCGTAATCTGGCTCAGAGTATATTCGCAATAGTCCTGTTGGGTAAATCTTACCATTAAAAGGCAAAGAAGAAAAGTAGTTTTGATATTCTTCAACGCTAGATATCCAAACATTTCCTATCTTTGAAACATTAAACTGAGCAGCATCATACTTAATAATTTCTCCATTTGCATAAAGATATCCATTGTATCGTGTAAGCCAATAAGCATTTTCGCCAAGATCTATAATGTTATTAGTTAAAATATTATTTACAACTTTAGGAACAAGGTTTGAAAGATCAGAACTTAGTGGCATTGCAGAAAGCATGTGCTTGGACATGTTTGCAACATTGTCATTTACGGACTTTGTATTTTCTGTTCCTGTAACTTCCCAAAGTAGGTAAGGCTTATATACCCAGTTTTTATCTTGGTCTAGCATTGTTGATTGCTTAATAGAACCATAAGACCTCTGAATATATCTAGTAGTATAATCAATCTTTCCATCATTGTAGACATTGTTGTCTATAGAAGAAACGCCAATAATGTTTTCAAAGATATCTGGATCGTCTGCAGGTGAGCCATAAAGGGTTGAGTCTATACCTCTTGATGTTCCTAATGGAAGGGTGTACTCTTTACTCATTACAATAAAATTATTGTACTCATCAAAGAACATAGAACTCTGAAAAGATACCGCAAGGGCATTCAAAACTTCGGCAATTGTCTGTGTTGAACTACAAAAGAAATATGGGATAACTATATCCTTTTGACCAGTTAAAAACTTAAAAGAGTAGTTGCTAAATCCTATCGAGTCTAGCAGTGTAGAAATTACGAAAGAAAGTGACGCATCCGTTAGTAGTAAGTCTGGTGCAGATAAGGACTCAAAATGAAAATACATATCTCTAAGTTCCATAGATATTGTTCTTGACTCTAAGTTTGTTTTTGGAACTGATTCTGAATACAGGGTTTTGATTGGTACATAAAATTCATAACCAGAATAATTGTCAATTGCATCATAGAATGAAAACTTAACGTTTTTATTTAAATAGTTCTTTACTATGCTGTTTGTATTATTTTCATTAAATGATAAATCGTAGTCTGTAATTGTAATAGTTCCTGTGGATGCTAAAAGTTGTCCTACTGGTAATCCAGATCCGCCCAGATCTGATGCAATCTTGTTAACTTCAAACTCAGTAGTTTTATCAGAAACATCAGAAATCAACCTTGGAGAAATTTCAATAAGATCAAAGCATGAGTCAAACTTATTCATTGTTTCTACTGCAACTCTAATTCCAGTAATATAATCAAACTCTTTATATGCAATAGATTGTGTCTGTGGGTTTAAGAATGTTTTTGGGCTAGTAAAATCAGTAACAAAGTTTGTGTTTTGTCCAACAACAGAACTAGCAATATGCCATCCATAGTTTGGGGTAAAGGTTTCATACTGACCATTTAGCCATATATAAAACTTTCCAAGGTCTTCTTCTGTAGACTTTACTAAATAAGAGAATCCAGGAATTGGACTTTCTGGCAGTTGCTCTGTTGATATTAAATCTCCTGCATTAATGAATATGCTTTCATACTTATCTGGAATAATAAGTCCATATGATAGTTCTAAATAGCCATCTTCTTGTATGATTGCTGAACCATCTGATCTTCTTGAAAGTGAATTAAATGACTGTACATCTATCCAGTTATTATCTTTAAGTACCTGAATTTTCCATTTCACTGGAGTTGTTTTATTTGAATCACCAAATAGTGGGTCACTAAGCAATCCAGATCCAGTAGAGAATGGGCCAAGATCTTTGGTTCCAACATTTGTTTGCATTTTAACAACAAGCCTATTGGCTGGAACCTGTTCTTTGTAAACAACATATGGGCATGCATCATCAATATAAAATTGTCCATTTGAAATATTTTTTGCAATTCCTCGCTCAATATTTTCTTCTGTTCTAAAAGATGACCAATACTTAAACTTGTCTTTGCTATCAGACATGTAGTATCTTGGTCGTTGTGCAAGGAACTGGTTTGTATTATGAGTAAACTTATTTGCAAAATAAGACAACTTATTAATTCCAGATCTAGGCCTAAAGGCATTAAAGCAATCCTCTAGAGAGTATAACTGTGCAATTTTTTCTTTTTTAGATTTAAAGACTTCTGGAGTATTATTATCTTTGTATCCACCATCTACAATAATATCAGCATCTGTAGCGTCTGTATAAAATTTACCAGTATCATTAATGTCATAGGTTTGTGTCAAACTTCTATATATGGAGGATGCCTCTAACGGTCTATATCTATAGTTTCCAATTGCAGCAATATTGCTAGATACATTAAGGTTCCATTCCATTGTCACAATACCTCGTGACTTTAGGGTTGAAAACTTTTCAACAAGATCTTTTAATTCACTGCTCTGAAACATTAGGCTTCTTCCAATGACATAGAGACATTCCATAGATCATAGTTTCCCTGAGATCTTTTTGAAATATTAAAAGAAAAGTCTGCTATAAAAACCTCAACAACTTCTTGGTATCTTTGTAAACTATTATATGCTGCATCTGTAGTTCCAAAAAGAGGACGATTATCATAAGCAAGATAAGCCCACATTGATCCGACAGAGTTCTTGTACCATTCAAGCATTTCTGCTCCGCCTGCTCCTCCATCAACAGTGTGATAGATAACCCCGTCTGCTGCTTTTCCATTTGCATCAAATAGTGGATTTTCAGAAAATGCTCTTGATGGGATGTTGTCCCATGACAATGAAAACTTTCTTTTATCTGCAATGTGATAGGATCTCATTCTTCCATTAATAGTTCTTTCACGCTTTTCTAGTCTTTCAATGGACACATCAATAGGCTGTCTATTATGGTCTGATAATATTAAAAAGTCGTTTTGTCTTACCTCGCTGGTATCAGATATATCCTGACCAACCTCATAACCTACTGGGTAGAAGTATGGAACACCATTCTCATCCATAGTAAGTCTTCCAGGGTTATTGGATAGCATGATGGCCTGTGGTCTTACATATTTTTTACGTCCCTGTAGATACTGTACTGTAGCCATTATAGTTTATTCCCCCGAATTCTTTGTGCGTCAATTTGTTTAATTTGTGAAATAACCGTTCTTGCAATATCATCTGGGCTAGCGTCTGACTTTGCATTTACTGTTAGACTATAATTATACACTGAGTTGCTATCTAAATTCTTACTTCCAGAATTGATTGCACGAAGGTTTTCAACTCCATAATTTTGAACTCCATATTTGGTAACGACGAACTCCCCTGGAGTTAGCATTGCTGGAATAATGTCTGTTCCAACTGCCTTCATTCCAAACCCTCCACCTGCTAAATAACTTCCAACCATTCCACCCATAGCGTATCTAGAGTATCCAGTCCTTCTATCATACTCTGCATCTGCGCCACCTGACATTAGGGCCTTGGTTGCTGCTGCTCGTGCTGCTGCTGCTTCTGCATCTGCCAGAGCCTTTGCTTTTGCTGCCTCTTGCGCTGCGTAAGCAATAGCCTGACCTGTATACCTTGCAGTTGAAAGAACTCCTGGAACTCCGCCAAGGGCTGCTGTGGCAGCCTTATCGCTAAGCAATGATGTTGCCATATCATTTGCAATTTTACCTGCAGTTACATCAGTTTGTGTTCCGTCTTTTACTGCTTGTATAAGTTTTGCAGATTCATCATTTACTGTTGTATTTACTGCATCAATGTTTCCAGGGTTTGCTGTTGTTGAACCAGTAGAACCACTAGAACCTGAAGATCCAGTTGACCCCATAATAACTTCATAGATTTCGTGAATCTCTTTAATAGTAATAGAAGTTCCATCTTTTTTATAATACTCAGCAAGTTTATTTGTAATCTCGGTCCAAGTCTTGTCAACTACGGCTGCTGTAGCAAGTGCTGCTGCTAGTTGGCCAGCCATTAATTTATCGTTGGCAAGTTGTGCAGCATCTACACGCAACTTCATATCTTCCCACTCTTGCTTTGTTTGTCCAAGAACTGTTAAGTTTTTCTTTGCTGCTTCTAGAGCATCTTGGTCTGCTTTTAGTTTTTCTTGTGCAGCAGTTACTGCTTGTTGTAGTGGAATAAGTTCATCTTGACGAGATTTTAGTACAGCATTTGCAGCATCAACTGCAGCCTGTGCAGTTTTAAGTTCATTCTGCTGAATAGCATAGATCTTTTCAGAAATAACATACTGCTCTTCTTCAATCTGTAAACGAGTTTTTCCTTCATCATTTACAAGTCGTGAAAGTTCTAATTCTCTTAATGAGTCTATGCCCTTTGACTGTTCTGCAAGTGCATCTGCTGCCTGCTGGTCCCTAAGTTCTTGCGCTGCTTGCGCTGCTGCTGAAATATCACCCTGTGTAAGAGCATCTGCAAGAGACATCTGCTTCTTTTGTTGATTAGCAATAACAGAGTTAATAGAAGAAATCTTATCAAGTGCAGCCTTTTGCTTATCATACTTATCATTAATTGACTGTGCAGCCTTATCCATCAACTTTAAGTCATGAGATAACTTTTCGTTTCTTGTGTTTTGTGCTTCAATTAACTTATTGGCAGCCTCAACACCTTGCTCAGCAAGATCAACATTCTTCTGCTGTACATCTATTTCTTTTTGTTTTGCTGTTACTAATGCTTCTGCGCTAACAATTTTTGCTTCATCTGCTGCAAAGATTGCACGATACTGCTTATCAAGCATTCTTTCTTGAATATCAAAGAGTTTCTGTGCTGCATCATATCCAGGCTGGAACGCTGCTGCAAAATCTCCAGAGTTAATATTAGTAATTGCTTTTTCTGTTTGTGCATCCTTGATCTTTTTGATTGCTGCAAGAATTCCTTCTGCATCTAATTTTCCAGACTTTAACTTATCTGCCATACCCTTTGCTAGAGTTGGGTCTGCTAGGATTGTAGCAATCATAGAGGAGTCCATCCCCATTTTTGACAAATCCTTTGCAAGACCAGAGAATATCTTTTGATCTGTAACAGCCTTTGTTAATGAGTCAAAATATGATCTTACAGACTTAAGTTGTTCTGATTGTTCTTTTAATGCTGTTGCATTATTTTTTGTTGCAACCATTTGCTTTATTTCTGCTGTGGTAAAGTTACCAGTTGCGATTGCAGCAGCAAATTGAGAATCTTCTACAGCAGCATAAGCATCTTCTAGAGACATCCCTGCACCCATAAGTTTATTTATTGCAGAGCCTTGATTTTTTATATTATCAATAAACTTTTCATTTTCATTTTGGAAATTACCAATAGCAATATTATTCAATAAAGCATTAAGTTGTGCTGCATTTTTTACTCTGATAGCACCTGTTTTTTTATCTATCTCAATAAACTTAGGNCCAACCTTCTTGTAGTCTTCTACGCTTAATCCTGTTAAGAAGTCAATGGCTCCTTGCCCCATGCCCTTCTTTCTTAGNTTATTCTCAAGACCATTAAATGGTCCTGTTGACTTACCATTTTTGTCTTTTGATGGAGATAGGTTTTTAACTTTACCNTTTGCGTCAGTAAACAGNGCNTTCATCGCCTTCATTGATGATCCCCAGCCGACAGTCAAGCCTTGCTGTGCTTTTCTTAAATCTCTAATCTTTTTAATTAGTTCATCTAGTGGTGATGCTGTTGGTCCTGTCTTTGCACCGCCACCACCGCCGAGGTTTACTCCTTCTGTACCATCTAAGGCTTCTGTTTTAATTCCAGCAAGATGTTGAGCATACATCTGCTTTTGAACTGGGAATGATGCGCCCTGATAAAATTCTCCACCGCCCTTTTCTTTTGGCTCACTAAGCCATTTCTGAACATCTGGGTCTGCCTTAAATGAAGCCTCATCTGTAATAGACATGATTGTAACAATTTCATTCATATAGACTTGTTTTTCATTGTCTGTTAGTTTGTTATAGTATGCCTGATCAATTGCTCCCAAGTATTCTGGTGGAAGAAACTTAGTCATAACAGAAATTTCTAGGTTTCCACCATTTGCCTTTAGTAGATCGTAGTATTCTTGCAACTTTCCTGCTGCATCTGGGTTTTTCTCATAGTAACTAATAAGGTATGCAACATCAAGTTCTCCACCTGCTCTTGTAATCTGCTGATTAAAATCAATAATCTTTTGTGCTTCTTTTGCTGTAGTTGCTTTACTAACCTTAAGCATAAAGTCTGTTTGAAGTTTTGTATTAGGCTTTCCATCTGCTCCAATAAATAAATCTGCAACTTGTTGTGCCTCTGATGCAGCCTTACCACCAAACTTTGTAATAATATTCATCGTTGAGTCAAACGCTGCTTTGTCTGTTGAGGCAAGATTCATCAAACTAATAAGCATGACAGGATCAATATTTCCAGATGCAACCTCCATCTTAAGCAAATACTTCTGCTCTTTAGTTCCAGCAGAGTCATCAATTGCTTGCTGTGCCATAGGGACTACATCCTCTACAGCAGTACCCTTATATTTTTTAGTCATTAACTT